TTTAATATATATGTTTTATATATCTTTTTGTAAAAAGGTTTTTTTTTATACAACTTTTTTTGAATTTAAGATATAAAATATATCCATCGCCTCAACGAAGAAACCTCATGAATTAATTTTTTGAGGTTTTTTTGTTTTTATTAAAAACTTTTTTAAGGACTTTCCTAAGTGATTTTCACACTTTGGTTGTGTGAAATCACATCTAGACCGATCTGATATATCCAAAATGTTTGCCAGAGATTAAAAGTTTCAGAGGATTTTAGACACGACCATCCTTAGGCCGTCATCTAAAATCCTCTGTTTAACCTAAATGCCGTCAATTGCTTGCCGTCGACCAATTAGCCCCATCGGATTTTAACTATATCACTTAGTCAATATAGTCGCCAGACCTACTTTAAGATGGTTTCTAAGCCACCTATATGCTCACAACTCGTCTGGTATTAACACCATTGCTGCCCTATGTCATATATCCTCCCAGTGGGGCATTACAATATAGTCCCTGGTGCCATTTGTGCGTCAGACTATAAGGTCGATTGCCTATGATTTGTCACTGATTTGCCTTTAATTTATGCCAGAAATTGCCTTTGATTGCCTTTGAATTAAAATTTATATAATTTATATATCAAAAGTTTGGTCTTTCATAAAAAATTTATTAAATTTGTCAAAAAGGTGATAACCCCCACTATGTCCTATGGAGAAGTGTTATCTTAATATATAAAAAATAAAATATAAATTAAATCTCTATGAATATACAAATGGTAGGTATAAGCGAAATAAAACCCAACCCGCAAAACCCAAGGGTTCTTAACGATGGAAAATTTAAAAAATTAGTAAGTTCAATAAAAGAATTTCCCAAAATGATGGAAATACGACCAGTTGTCGTAGATGAAAACAATATCATACTCGGTGGAAATATGCGATATAAAGCATGTCAGAAAGCAGGACTTAAAACCATACCTATAATTAGGGTTGAGGATTTAACTCAACAACAAAAGGAAGAGTTTATAATTAAAGACAACTTATCGTATGGTGAATGGGATTTTGATATTTTATCAAACGAATGGGATAAAGAATTTTTATTGGACTGGGGTTTGGATTTTCCAAAATCTGAATCTGATGTCCCCCAAATGACAGATAGTAAATATACAAAAAAAGTTGAAGCACCAATTTATCAAATAACAGGTCCGAAACCAGATGTAGCAGATTTAACGGAATTGGAAACATATTATAAAATATTGGGAAGTATTGAAGAAAAAGGCGAAAACATACCAGAGGAAATTAAATTTTTTTTAAGATTAGCAGCAACAAGACATATAAAATTCGATTATAGTAAATGTGCTGAATTTTACGCACATTCAGAGGCAGATGTTCAACGACTTATGGAGGAACTGGTTCTTATTATAATAGATTTTGATAAAGCAATTGAACTTGGATATTTAAGAATAAGCGAAAAACTAATTGGTGAATATAAAAATAAACCCGAAAAAGAATGATTTCAAACAACAACAACGACTTCGCTGTCTTTATCCTAACATACGGAAGAGCAGAAAAGGTAAGAACTTATAGAACTTTGAGAGAACAAGGATATACTGGCAAAATTTATTTAATGTGCAGTGATGATGATAAGCAATTAACTGATTATAAAAGAATATATGGCGATGAGGTAATAGTTTTTTCAAAAAAGGATTGGAAGGGTAAATTTGATATAGGTGATAATTTCACCAAAGAAAATGTTGTTGTTTATGCAAGAAACGCAAATCCGGAAATAGCAAAAAATCTTGGTTTAAAATACTATCTGCAACTTGACGACGATTACAATAATTTTAGATTAAGATTTGCAGAAGGAAAAAAATTAAGTTCATCTCCACTTCGCGATTTAAATAAAATCTTTGATATATTTTTGGAATTTTTAGAAAATTCACCAGCGACCAGTATTGCTTTTGCTCAAGGTGGGGATTATATTGGAGGAATTGACGCATCGATTTTAAACAGAAAAACAGTTCGTAGAAAATTAATGAATACCTTTTTTAATAAAGTCAGTGACCCATATCAATTTTTAGGAAGAATAAACGAGGATGTCAATTGCTATATACACAACGGCAAATTAGGCAAAATTTTTCTTACACATCCCAATATATGTGTGACGCAATTACAAACTCAAACAAACTCTGGTGGTTTAACAGAATTTTATTTGGACGGAGGAACATATCAAAAATCATTTTATACTATTCTTTACAATCCCTCTGCTATAAAAATATCACTAATGGGTCGAACAGATAAACGATTACACCATTTTGTTCAATGGAAAAATGCGGTTCCGCAAATCATAGAGGAAAAATGGAGAAAAAATTAAAATATATTGTTTATAAAATTTTAATAGACAAAAAGACACGATATATAGGTCATACCAATGATTTATTAAGAAGGGAAAAACAACATAATTATCTCTGTTTTAGGACAAAAAATAAAAAAATTCTTTATAATAAAATCAAAACTCTATATCCAGAATATGGAGATTTAAGTTTAATTGAAATTAAAGGATTTAACACAAAAATTGAGGCAAAAAGATATGAATGTTTTTTAATTTTAACCGACTATTTTGGGGATAAAGAATTATGGCAACAAATACCTAAAATCTCGGATATGTAAAAGACATAAAAAAAATTACAGAAATTACATATTATGAGTAAACATCAACCAGAAGTTTGGAAGGAAAAACTACTTGAAGCATTGGAAAGAAATTTAGGAATAGTGACACCAACTTGTAAGGAAGTTGGCATCAGCAGGGATAGATTTTATACCTATTATAACGAGGACGATAGGTTTAAAAAAGCAGTTGATGATATACAAAACATACAATTAGATTTTGTTGAAAACCAACTATTTAGAAAAATAAAAGAAGGGTCGGAAAAATCAATTCTTTTTTATATGCGATTTCGTGGAAAGAAAAGAGGATATAATGACAGTGTTGACATCACGACTGGTGGTCAAAATATAAATGATATAAAAGTAATTTTTGTAAATGGAAATGAAGGCGACAGGAGTATTGGAAAAACTTCTGAAAACAAATAGCAGATTTGTTCTTTCTGTTGGTAGTTCCAGGTCATCAAAAACCTATTCTATGATGCAGTGGATTATATTGGAATGCGCAAGACGAAGAGGTGAAGGAATTTATATTTCGATAGTCCGTGCCGGCTTTCCCAGTTTACGCAGAACAGTATATAGAGAATTTGTTGATTTATTAAAGGAATTAAATCTTTATAATGAAAATTCACACAATAAATCCGAACATAAAATAAATTTATTTGGGAATTTTATTGAATTCTTTTCCTTAAATGATAGTCAAAAAGTCCGTGGTGCTAAACGGACACATCTTTACTTAAACGAATGTAATGAAATTAATTATGAAGCCGCACAGCAACTTTTTTTAAGAACTACTGAACGAGTTTTTATGGACCAAAACCCATCGGATGCTTGGCACTGGTCATTTAAAATGAAAGTGAGAACAGATGTAGATTATATACACTCAACTTATCTTGACAACCCTTTTTTAACAGAAACAACTATAAAACAAATTGAAAGTTATAAAGAACACGATGAAAACTTGTGGCGGGTTTATGGTCTGGGTTTACCTGGTTATGCGATTACAACAATATACCAAAACTGGTCAGAGTGGAAGGATAATGATTTGATATCCCATTCAGAAGATGGTGAACCACAACCAGTATGGGATACTTTTTTATATGGACTGGATGTGGGATATAATCACGCTATGGCACTTGTAAAAGTTTATATTAAAGACCAAAACCAATGGGTTGAAGAGGTTATATACAAAAGTAATTTAACATCGTCAGATTTAATTAAATTAATGAAAGATTTAAATATAGAAACCGATAAGGATATTTGGGTCGATAGTGCCGCACCGAGTATGATTGAAGACCTTAAACGGGCTGGGTATATGGCAAAGTCGGCTGATAAAAGTGTAAAGGAAGGTATAGATTTAATCAGGTCAAAAAAATTATATCTACATACAAATTCTGTAAACCTGATTGACGAAATTAGAAAATATCAGTGGAAAACCAAAGGTGAACAAATCATATACGAACCAGTCAAATTATATGATGACCTAATGGACGCAATGAGGTATGCGATATGGAACTACTGGCGAAGGACAAAAAGAGGAGAAGATTACGATTTTGATATCGAGTTCCTATGACATAAGGAGTTCATATTCAGAAATCAACGCTCCGATAAATTCAGCATATCCAAGGGTATAAAAACTCCTACCTACCAGTTCGTTAAATTTGTCGTGAAAGTCATCATCTACATCAGAATTTGTTCCGATAATAAACTTTTTAGGAATTTTTTTTACATCATATCATCATCTGGTTCACCGAGCAAGTCATTTAATTTAATATGTCTTTTTATTCTTTTATCTAAATCGGGTTCGTATTCATAATTGGCATACTCCAAACCACATTCATATACATTATAAACAAAATCACCAAAGTAAGAGTAATCTTCATCGGTTAAAATTTGTTCTAACCTATGGGGACCAGTTTCATCTAAACTATAATCACTTGCTATAAATTCACGAACGCCTCTTTTTGTCCATATTTCGTGGTGGATATACTCTGGATGTTCGGTCAGTTCTTTAATTATATCTTTTATATCTCTCATTTTAATAAATCATTTAATTTGTAATCTCGTATCATACTTGGTGAAATTATAAACCATACGGAATTTTTCCAGCAACCATGTCCTGAGATTTCTGGTGGCGAAATCCAATAAACGTTGGCGATATCCGCATAACGAACTTCTGGTTTATCGTCATCCATATAGGATATATTTACTTGTATAATCAAACAATCTTTAATTTCTTGTTGTTTGTAGCGACCATCACTAATATGTGCTTTACTCCAAAAAAAGTATGTTGAAAAACCTTGCTTGCTGGCATAACCTGCTTCTTTTAATGAGGAAATACATATAGATTTTATAAGCATTTTGAGACCCATTGGGAAATTAACCCGCCCTCTGTTATCAGTTGTAAACATTGTTTTGTTTTTTTAAGTTGTTAATTAATTATAGTATAAATTTAAAAAAATTATTTTAATCTAAAAAACTTTTTAATAAAATTTCTCGATTTATTTTTGTTTGTTTTTCAATAAATCGTTTATCTCGTAAAATAAAATTGATATAATCAATCTTTTTCGCACCTGTTATTTTTCTACCAGAAATTATGATTAATTCCTTTGTTGTATATCTTTGTAAATTATTGATATCTATAAATTGTTCTTTTTCTCCCATATAAAAAGTTCCATAGGGTATATCGTTTGTTTTTTCTTGAACTTGAATAAAATCTAACATTGATGTGATTTTTTGTTTTTTCATTTTAATTTATTGGTTTTTTAATTATACTACAAATATAATAAAATTATTTTAATTACCAAAAGGAAAGTACCAAAAATTAATATATAATTTATTATGTCAATATACAAATTAACTTCAAAAGTCATTTTACATAAAGAAGATGGCTTACAACTCGAATGTCTTGAACTCCAAGTCGGCGATTGTGATTGTAAAATATATCGTGAAATCAGATGGACACAATCAAGTATAGAACTAAAAGAGTTCTCTATGCCGCCCCAGTGGTGGAACCGACATATAAAAATATCAGAGGTTCTTTCATATACAAAAGATTATTATAAAAAAAACAAACAAAAGATGGACGAATATTCAAAAGAATATAAACAAAAAAATAAAGAAAAGTGGAATGAATATCAACGAGAATATAAAAGAAGAAAACTCCGTGAGCAAAAAGGGATGGTCAGAGATTACAATAGGTCAATACCAAGAAATCCTGACAATTCAAACGGATAATGAATTTACTCAATTTATAGAAGCAATTTCTATATGTGAGGACACTGACCCAGATGAATTAAGAAACATACCACTTAAAGAGTTGAAATCTAAAATCATCGACTATCAGTTCTTGAAAAGGGAACCAGACCCAGATTTCAAAAAAACTTTTACTATTGATGGGGTCGAGTATGGTATTGAACCAGAACTTTCACTGATGTCAAGTGGCGTTTTTATTGATTGTGAACAGTTCCGTAAAAACACGAATGAAAATTTACATAATCTATGTGCGCTGGTTTGGAGGCCGATTACAAAATGGTCGGGTGAAGAATATGAAATCGAACCACATACTGCTCGTGGTTTTGAAAAACGAGCAAATCTATTCAAAAATAAATTAAGTATAGAGTTTGTTAAAGGCGGACTTCTTTTTTTTTCTCTTCTTGGGATAGAATTGTCGCTGAAAACTCTGGATTGTTTAGTGGAACAGATGACAGCGGTGGTGGAAGTTCAAACGCCGACGACGCAGACAACCCAGACACCTATGAAGAACTCCAATTAAAAGAGTTTCAAAAAAAGTGGGGTATGTATGATATATTGGTTAGGATTACAGAGGGTGATTTAGTCAAAATTCAACAACTATACGAACTACCAATAGTAGCAGTTCTTAATCACATATCATATGTTGAAAGCGGTGGTTGGAGAAAAAGAACTTAATAAACAAGTCGAAAATAAAAAGATATAAAATTATATGGAATATTTATCACAAAAAGCAATGTCTCAGATTTTTAATGACTGGGCGACATCAGACCCAAATATAAATCAATTTGGATATGGTCTTTTCTTTAATGAAAATGGTGAACCGAAAGCAAAACAAATCTATCCAGGTGCCTGGGTTAATCCTCAATCTACAACACCACTTTCTGATTACGCATTTACTCGCAGATACCAAGTCGTGATATACGACTTGGTTTTTCTTGATAATCTTGGAAATTCAAATCAAAATGATGTCGTGTCAGATTGTGAGGAACTGGCTTTTCGACTTGTAAGATATTTGAAAGAAACAGCGGGTGAAATTATTGATTTACAATCTTGGTCTTTACAACCGCTATCAGACAGATGGTTAGACAAAGTCAGTGGAGTTGTTTTGGATTTGACGATTGAATTTAATTTCCAGTTTTCAACTTGTGATGACCCAACATATGGTTTTCCAATAAAATATAAT